ACTGCTTCTTGCGTGCGCTGAACGCATCCATGTGCGCTGCGCGGATGGCGGGGTCAAGTGATTTGAACAAGGTAACAAGCGCAGCCGCGTCAGTCACAGACGCAATCTGCGCCAGCACCTCGGGGTTGGGTTCGGCCTTTTCCGACTCGGGCAAGTCCTCCCCGGCGTAGATGTAGAGGCCGAGGCCGTGCATCGCAATTGCCTTCGCCAAGCACCGCATGATGGCGGTGTTCACGGCGAATGCATCGGGGTCAACGATGGCTCTGTTTCTGTTATCCATGACGGGGAGAATGCAGGTCTTGATGTCGCCCTTGATTTCGACGGACACCTTGACCATCGCCGTGCCGTTACGCAGGCACATGACCGGGCTGTTGTCCCACTCGTGCGCCGTCCATTGTGCGCCGGGGTCAACCTTCAGCACTTCAGCCCACGCCCATGCCCATGACAGGTAAGACAGGTTGCCTTTCTTTTCAACATGGTCGTTGACATTAATTTTTAGAAGGTCTGACATTTGCTCTCCTCAATCATTTGTTTAAGTTCGCGCCGCAGTTCGTTGTGGCGGTCGATATCGGCTTGCGTCCAAGTGAGGATGACCGGCTCGGTGTAGTACCGGTGTTCCTCGCATTCGCGCTGTTGTTGCCAGTCGTCCATTAGAAAGTCCTCACAGCAAGCCACGCGAGGGCGGCAAACATGACGAACGAAAACAGGTACAGGCCAATGGTTTTCATACTGTTGCCCTCGCCATCTGTAGGGCTTGGAACATCAGCCGTTGGTTGGTTCGAGCGCAAATAACAAACGCTGCACGGATGTCTGCGTGCGCTCTGGCGTGACGCATCGCAAGGTCACGGGCTGCTCGGGATTCACCTGCTGCAATTGCCCAGCGGATTGCGGGGGGCAGGTGTTGGGGGATGGGTCGCATATCTGTTGCTCCGGTTGCCGGTCGTTTGTGACCGTGGAGCCATGATGCGCTTGCTGTTAACCGATGTCAACAGCCTCTTGCATTTATTTTTACCATCGTTAACTTACCGCTTCATGGACATTCAAGCCGCCCTAGCCGTTGCCGGTAGCAAAGCCGCCCTCGCCCGTAAACTTGGGGTTAGCCGTCCGGCTGTCTCACGGTGGGTCAAGGCAGGGAAACTGCCTGCTATGCGGGTATGGCAATGGAAGGCTCTAGAAGCCGTCACCCCGCCGATTACAGCCGATTCTACGCCTACCCCCGGCTGACCCCTACCCCTGCTGTAAAGCCGCCAAAATCTCTCTGGTGCGGGTTCCTGTGCAATTGGACGCTACAGGACTTCTCTGGACGACTACCCTTAAACGACAAACCCTCCGTGAAGGAGGGCTTGACGCGGGCGGGGGGATAGCCCTATCCTCGGAATGCGGGTCGAGGTAAAGGCAAGATAAACCGGGGGAAACGGTTTGTCAAATGCCCACCTCCGACGCTCGGGCAGTCTGGTCGGGGAAACAACGCACAGACCTTCCTTAAACCTACATCGGGGCAGCCAGCCTGTAGGCACGCGGCGTATCGTCGGGAAGCGTGAATGGCACTTGAGGGGACGAACCTTGAGCAAAAGTAGCCGACAGCAGGGTGGCTCCATCCAGTCATCAATTCTGCACGATTGGCTTAGGCGTATTCCGTCTATGCCGTGCAGAGTTCACCATCAGTCATCAGGGTCTAGACCTTCCTTCTAGACCATCTTTAGCCTCAATCAGTCTTGAATCTAGAAGCCTGAACTAAAGTTGTTGCATTAACCTCCGTAAACAGTTACGCTTGTCCTGTCTAACCACAGAGAGGTTTTTATGCACGAACTAGACGAAGCCGCATGGGAGCGATGGGTTGCCTACCGCAAGGCTATACGCAAGCCCATCAAGGAAGTCAGCGAACACGCGATGAAACTGAAGTTGTCGCGGTTTGGTGCTGACCAAGATGCCGTGGTCGAGCAGTCCATTGCTAACCAGTATCAGGGGCTGTTCGAGTTGAAGAAGGCCGCACCCCGTCCCGGTGAGAAGGTCGAAAAGACCGACAAGCAACGCGCTGCAGATGTTGCCCGTCATGCTGAACAGGACGACTGGAACGCGAGGGCTTGGGGCAAGTTGGAGCCGACTCCGCTGAACCGGCTTAAGTTGTGTGAGGCATATCTTGCTCGACTAACCATCAGCCCTGACCCGGATGCGATGGAGCGTCTGCGGGATTCGACTGCCGCCGCGTTGCGGTCAGCCGATGCAGCCGAGGTGCTGGGTCACCCGCACCTGATGTCGATGGTTCGCCAACTGTTTGGTGAGCGTGGTCTTAATCGTTTGAAGGCGCGAGAGGTGCAATCGTGAAGGCAACAATGAACGATATGTGGGATGCGTTGAAGGCGTACCAAGTACAGGCAAATGCCGACGGGCATGGCAAGTCGTGGCAGACAGCGTGCCAAACAAAAACCGTAGCCGACATGGACGCTGCAATCGAGGATTCGAGTGAACGGATGTTGGAAGCCGACCCCGATTACAAGTTGTTTGGTGGTCGCCCGAACGACGATTACGAGCGGATGTACACCGCAGGCGAAGCGATGATTAACGCTGTATATGTGATGCAATCGGATGTTTCGCAGCAGGAAAACATCACGATGGCGATTCGACTCATCGAAAAGGCGCAGGAAATAGGAACATGAGCATTAACGACGGTGGCCCGGCGTTCCCAAGCACGATTCAATATTTTCCCGACGACAAAAACGCGAACGAAGAGCAAGGCATGACCCTGCGCGACTGGTTCGCGGGGCAGGCGCTGACGGGGCTGCTGCGGGACGGAATTGATGTGCATGGCATCGACGACTCCGCATACCTCGCCTACGAAATGGCCGACGCGATGCTCAGGGCGCGGGAGGTGAAGCCGTGACACGCGAGGACATCATCAGGATGGCGCGGGAGGCGGGATTCCCTGACTACGCTATGGGGCTAGCAAGCGAAGACGCTTGGCAGAAAACTGAACGCTTCGCCGCCCTCGTCGCAGAGGCCGAGCGGGAGGCGATTTGCGAACTTGCGGACAACCTGTTGCGAACTTCAGACGCGGTAACGCTGATTGACGCAATCCGTGCGAGGGGAGATGCATGAAATCGTCCAAACAAAAAAGAACTTGCAAAAAATGCCGCCAGATGTACTCCGCATCCGCATTCACTACACGCACAGGATTTACTTGTAGGTGGTGTGCTGAACAAGTTGAGTTGCAAAAGGCGTATACGGATTGGAGTGCTGCATTCGCAGCAGCAGATAAAGCGTGGAAGGACGCATATAAGGCTGATAAAGCGCGAGATGCCGCTGCAAAACGAGTGTCTAGTCTTAACGCCGCCATCCGTGCGAGGGGGAGCAAATGACCCGCACCTGTAAGCAATGCGGTCAGAAATTTTTCGGCGCGTCGAGCATTCTCCAGCATCGCAGCGGTGCGTGCGGCGGCGAGGAACTGCTGAAGTCTCGCGGCTGGGTCAAAACCAAAGCGGGTTGGGTATCACCACAACGCGCAGCGCACGACAAACGCCGTGGAGTTTGAGCGGCTGATGAAAAACAGGGATGCGCCGCATATTGATTACGGCGCATTCCTCGGGTTGCTGCCGAACAACCCTAAAGCCTGCCCGTGCAACATCGACGGCATCATCGAACGCAAAGGAAAGTTCCTCGTACTAGAATGGAAGCGTGAGGGTGAGGGGATGTCCGAAGGGCTGCGCCGCACCTTGCAGGCACTCGCTGCCACGCCAAACTTCCAAGTGTGGGTGGTGCGCGGGGATACGGACGAGGGGCTACGGATAGCGCGGTTTTTCTTCGTGCCGCCGCAGGGCAAAGCAATGCTGCTTGGGGAAGGCGTGGAGGAATTTGTACGCGCCTACAAACTCTGGTACGAATGGGCTGACGGGTCTTTCTGATGCGCTACGCCGCACGCCGAGATGCCAACGATGCCGCCATCACCGCAGCCGTCAGGGCGGTAGGATTTACGGTTTACGACTTGGGACAGGCAGGTCAAGGCGTACCCGACAAACTGGTGACCGCCCCCGGCTTCGCGGCGTTCCTCGAAATCAAGACCCCGAAGGGCAAATTGCGAAGGGGTCAGGAACGCTTCCAGAGCGCGTTTGAGCCTCTGGGGATGTGGTACCTCGCCCGTGACCCTGCCGAGACGGTTGCGTGGCTTCAGGCGCGGCTAACGACGACCCAGAAGCCTTGACCCATGAGTTGATGGTGCTGGAGGTGGTGGATGTGGAACCGCTCACAGAGGCGGGGGAGCCACCAACGGGCAGGCTCTTGGATGAGGTGGGCGTTGCGCCCGTCCGATAGGGTCTTGCCAGCCGCCCCCGTGTGGACGCTGAAGAAACCCAATTTCGGCATGATACGAACGAGGTCATCCAGCACAGCGTCGAGCCGGTCAGGTTCGATGTGTTCCAGCACATCAATGCAGCAAACCATATCGGCTTCCTGCGGGTCGCCGTACTCTGGAAAGGCTGGGTCATAGGGTCGGTAATCAATCGAGATACCCGCAGGCTCAAGGGCGCGTTGCAGGTTCTTCTTGCCAGCACCGTAGTCGGACAACGACTTGATGCCGTTATCCACGATTAACTTTGCGACGATGGGCGCAAAGGCGATGGAAGCCACGCCATAGTTGGGATTGGTGTGGAGTTCGACCTGCTGTGCGCGGTAGGCTTCGGAGATAGTAGTCATGCTTGCATCCTTCCCTGTAGGGGTCTAGCATTATCCTAACCCAAAGTGGGGGAAATTCCATGCCGAACACTCGTAAAGACAAATTGGCGCTTGCGTTCAATGCGCTGAATGACGCCAAAGAGGACATGACTGAAGATGAGGTGCGCGAAATGCTAAATCGCCGCCTTCAGTCTGCCGTTCCCGCTAAAAAGCGCATCATGCCGACGATGGTCGAAGTTGAAAAGGTTGACCCAGAAATCGAAGAAGAAGGCGAAAACAAGGTGATTCCGTTGCCGTATTACGGGGAAGCGCCGAGAAATATCACGAACCTGCCAGCAGTCGAAGGTGGAAAGGCAAAGCAACAAACGCTGCCGTATCGGTTTCGCAAAAAGTCCAAACTTTACGAAATGATGCAGTAATGGCCGTTCACGAAAAAACTGCTGCGCTTTTTGTCGGAACCATGTTCCACAGCGCGACCATCACGCACCTTCAGCACCTCGCCACCAAGTCCTTCGCGCAGCACATGGCGCTGGGGGAGTATTACGAAGCCATCCCCGACCTCGTGGACAAGTACGCCGAGGCGTATCAGGGTAGGTACGGCATCATCACGGGCTACGATGTCGAGTTCCACAAGAACAGCAATCCGAAGGCGTATGTGAAGTCGCTGCTGACCTTCCTCGACGAAATCAAAGGCTCACTCCCGAAGGAATCCGACCTTGTTAACCTGTTCGATGCCGTGGTTGATGCGGTGACGAGCCTCAAGTACAAACTCGAAAACCTCGAATAATGGCGCATAGGTAATGCCATATAAACCTAAAAAAATAGCCGACGCTTTGCGAAATTACCGCGCAGAAGATATGGCGATGTTTGACCTAATTGAACCGGGAAACATCAACCTAAACGAACGACTTGGCGTAAAGAACGAAATCCCCGGTGAAGGCGGTATCAGTACGATACGCAGCATGGGCGTTAACATTGACGGCGAAGAAGTCCTCATCCCCACAGTCGTCAACGGGCGCATCGTAAGTGAAGATGAAGCCATCAAGCATTACCGTCGAACCGGCGAACACCTCGGCAAATTCAAAACACCGGAAGAAAGCACACGCTACGCTGAACGCTTACATGAGCAAGAAGCACGGCGAGTTAACCCAAAACAATACCGTAAGTAAAAACTCAAAAACTTCGAATAATGGCGAAGAAAATTGAACCGTCACGGGTTGCTGCCGCGCTGCAATACCTCCAGCAGATGCGCGACCGTGCCGCTGACTTCGGTGGCGGGGTGGTGGAGAACCTCGCAGACCGCGCCAGAAGCGTCGGAGGACTCGCATACGAGGCTCTGGCGACCGACCCCAACATGGGGCGCATGACGACGGCAGAGTACGCCCAAGCCGCCGACCGCCCAACCCCTCGCTTAGACCAAGCCGCCCAAGACCTCGGTACTATCGGTAAAGCAATCGTCACGCAACCGGTTCAGACGGGCAAGGCTCTCGTGCAAGGCGAGGTTGAACGCGCACGGCAGGCGATGACCAGCCCCCGCGCTGCCGGTGAGTACGCAGGGTCGATGGTTGACCCCATGCGGATAGCCGCCGCGCTACGCAAAACCGCCCCCATCGCTGAACTAGATGTGTACCACGGTACCCCGCATCGGTTCCCCGCGACGGAGGCTAATCCGCTAGGCGAGTTTGACGCTAGCAAGATTGGCACGGGTGAGGGCGAACAGGCTTACGGGCACGGAATTTACCTTGCGGAAGCGCCGGATGTGGCGCGGACTTATTCCGCAGACCGCGCATATGTTGGCGCATCAATGGCTGGCAAGCCGCTGCCAATTAACTATGACGACCCCGCTTGGCTTGCCCAAAAAACAATGGATGAATTAGGGGATGCGGTTAAGGCAAAGGCGCATCTTGAAATGGTGCAGCGCACGGCTAGTAAGCACCAGTCGCCAGAAACGAAGGCGGCAGTTCAAGGCGCAATTGACATGATTTCTGCTGGCAAGGTTAGCAATAAAGGCTCCCTCTACAAAGCCGACCTCCCCGACGACATGATTGACCGTATGCTCGATTGGGAAAAACCGTTAAGTGAGCAATCAGAGTTTGTAAAAGCCGCTATACGCGCCATGCCAAATGCGCCTGACGAAAGCAAATGGAAAAATTGGACGGGAGAATATTTGTATCGAATTCATCTTCAGCGCGGCGGAAGAGAATCACCAGAAAAACCGTTGAAAGTTACAGCATCGGAAAAATTACAAAACGCCAGTATCCCCGGCATCAAGTACCTAGACGCAGGTAGTCGTAGTCGCGGATTGAGCGCCACCGGAACGCGCAACTTCGTCGTGTTCCCCGGTGAGGAAAAGAAGGTACGCATACTGGAGCGCAAGTAAGTTAACCCAAGGCAACAGCGGCAAAGATAGTTTCATTAGATAAACAATCACGATATATTAACCACGGTATGCCAGCAGGTCGCCCCAAAGGAAGCCCTAACAAGTCAACCCAAGCAGCGAGGGAGGCCATCTCTCGTTTCGTAGACGGCAACGCAGACCGCTTGCAGGGCTGGCTCGACGAGATACACCAAGAGAAGGGCGCAGAGGCGGCGTTCAAGTGCTTCAGCGACCTACTCGAATACCATGTGCCTAAACTTGCACGGCACGAGCACAGCGGCCCAGACGGCAGCAAGATTGAGATTGAGGCGACTTGGGGCAAACCCGAGTGAAGCAGCGGGTAGAACTCCCGTATCGCCCTAGACGGGCTTTCATGCCGTTCCACGACCGCACGAAGCGGTGGGCTTGCCTCGTCGCGCACCGGCGTGCTGGCAAGACCGTCGCAGCGGTTAACGACATCATCCGCGCAGCCTTCATGTACCGGGGGCCGAATGGCCTTTTCGGGTATGTCGCTCCATATCAGAACCAAGCACGCCGCATTGCGTGGGACTACTTCAAGCACTACGCCCAGCCGCTCATCAGCGACACCAACGAGCAGATGATGACCATCACGCTTGTTAACAACACAAAGGTCAGCCTATTCGGCGCAGACAACGCAGACGCAATGCGCGGCCTCGGGTTTAGCGGCGTGTACATGGACGAGTACGGCGACTTCAAGCCAAGCGTGTTTGGCAATGTCATCCGGCCTGCGCTCTCCGACAAACAAGGTTGGGCTGTGTTCGCCGGTACGCCAAAGGGCAAGAACCAATTCTGGGACATCTACGAGACGGCACGGCGCATCCCAGACGAGTGGTTTGTCCTGCGCCTGCCTGCCAGCGACTCGGGCCTGCTGCCGCAGAGTGAACTTAACGCAGCGAAAGCCCAACTGTCGGAAGACCAATACCTCCAAGAGTACGAGTGCAGTTTCGAGGCGGCTATCCTCGGCGCGTTCTTCGGCACAGAGATGCGACAGGCAGAGCCGCGTATTAACGAGCGTGTAGTCTTCGAGCCGGGGTATCCGGTACACACAGCATGGGACTTGGGCTACCGCGACGACACCGCGATATGGTGGTATCAGGTCGTGGGCGGCGAGGTGCGCGTCATTGACTTCTACGCCGTCTCGGGTGCAGACATCCGCGCCATTGCGGAGGTGGTTGTAAACAAGGGTTATCAGTACGGCAAGCATCACCTGCCGCATGACGCACGCGCCAAGAGCCTACAGACGGGGCGCAGCATCGTAGAGCAGTTGGCTGACCACCTCGGCATCAACCATTTGTCCGTGGTGCCGAACATCGGCTTGCAGGATGGAATCCAAGCAATTCGCCAGATGTTGCCCCGAACTTGGTTCAATTCCGTAAAATGCGGCGACGGAATAGAGGCTTTACGCCAGTATCAACGAGAGTATGATGAGGACAAGAAAGCGTTCAGGGCATCACCCCGACACGATTGGACATCACACCCTGCCGACGCTTTCCGTATGCTTGCCGTTGCGTGGAGGGCTGAACCGTCCGCGCAGAGGCCGTTAGAGAGCAAGACCTTGATTGTTGGGCCACAGAACGAGGTCACGCTAAACGATATGTGGCAGGTTCACGAGCGTAGCGTCTCAAGGAGGGCGCGAATATGAGTGGCGTAAATCTTCCGTATCAATACCCCTACGAGACGGTCGCCGTTTCGCAGACCGCGCAGGTGCTTGGCACCAACGGCGCGGCCAACGACTACCTGCATCGCATCGTGGTGACGGTATCAACGGCGCTGACTTCAACCGTCAGCATCATCGACGGCAGCACGACCATCCTTTCCATCCCAGCGAGTACGGCTGTTGGCGTGTATGTCGTGGAACTTGGCCTCAACGCGGCTACCGGCCCGTGGAAGGTCACGACGGGTGCAGGCGCTGCTGTGCTGGCGGTTGGACTGTTTAGCAAATGAACCGTAAGCCCGGACTCTACGCCAACATTCTAGCGAAGCAGGAGCGTATCAAGGCTGGCTCCGGCGAAAGGATGCGTAAGCCCGGAGAGGCTGGTGCGCCGACCGCAAAGGCGTTCCGTGAGTCTGCCAAGACCGCTAAACCAGAGAAAAAGGGTTACTGATGAGCGCAGCGTGGCAGCGTAGTGAAGGCAAGAACCCGAAGGGCGGTTTGAACGCCAAGGGCCGCGCTTCCTACAAAGCCGAGACAGGCGGCACGCTCAAGCCCCCGGTGAAGGGCGGCGACAATCCTCGCCGCGCATCGTTCCTCGCACGCATGGGGAACATGGCTGGGCCGATGGAAAAAAACGGCAAGCCGACACGCCTTGCGCTTGCGCTGCGTGCTTGGGGTGCGTCGAGCAAGGAAGATGCGAAGGCAAAGGCTAGAGCCATCTCTGCGCGAAACAAGAAGGACTAACAGATGGACGAGACCGTTAGCCGAGAACTTGAGAAGTACCTGCGGGTCATCGGCACCTACGAGAACGAGTTTGCCAAGTGGCAGGCGCGGGTAAAGAAACTCGTTAAGCGTTACCGCGACGACACCAGAGGCTCGGGCGGCAACGAAACCGCCAAGTTCAACATCCTCTGGAGCAATGTCCAAACGCTCATCCCTGCCGTCTACGCCAAACTGCCGAAGGCTGATGTAAGCAGACGCTTTGGCGATAACGACCCCGTTGGGCGTGTCGCTGCACGGTTGGTCGAACGCGCCATCGACTTTGAGATTGAGCATTACCCCGATTTCCGCTCGACCATAAAATACGATGTCGAGGACAGGTTCCTCGGCGGTCGCGGCACGGCATGGGTGCGGTACGAGCCTCATGTTGCCCCTATCGGCGTAGAGGACGATGGCGTATCTATCACCTCTGCCATCGAACAGGGCGAGGGCGCACCGCCGCCGCTTGAAGAGATTGAGTACGAACGCGCCCCGGTCGATTATGTCCATTGGAAGGACTTTGGACACTCACAGGGCCGCACTTGGGAAGAGGTGGGGCAGGTATGGCGCTGGGTCTACATGACCCGTGAGGCGCTTGTAGAGCGTTTCGGCGAGGAAATGGCGCGTCAGATACCGACCGACCAAGGCCCGGAGACGCTCAACGCCTACCGCGACAGCAAGCGTCAGTACAACCTCGCCAAAATCTGCGAACTCTGGGACAAGGAGACGCTGAAGGTCTACTGGTTGTCGAAGGGTATGTCGCACTTCATTGATGTGCGTGACGACCCGCTCAACTTCGAGGGGTTCTTCCCCTGCCCGAAGCCGCTCTACGCCACGACGACCTCGGACAACCTTGTGCCTGTCCCCGACTTCGTGCTGTACCAAGACCAAGCGATGGAGTTGGACATCCTCTCTGACCGCATTGATGGTCTGGTCAAGGCGCTGCGTGTGCGCGGCGTGTACGATGCCAGCCAACCGGCGTTGCAGCGTCTGATGACCGAGGGCGACAACAATGCCCTCATCCCGGTGGACAAATGGGCGGCGTTTAGCGAGAAAGGCGGCTTGAAGGGCAGCGTTGACCTGCTGCCGCTCGACACCATCGCGCAGGCGCTCATCCAATGCTATCAGGCACGCGCTGACATCAAGGGCCAGATATACGAAATCACGGGCATCAGCGACATCATCCGTGGTCAATCTGCGGCCTCGGAGACGGCGACGGCGCAGCAAATCAAGGGTCAGTACGCTGGCCTGCGTCTGCGGTCGATGCAGGAAGATGTGGCGCTCTTTGCAACCGAGGTCATCAGGCTTAAGGCGCAGGTGATGTGTATGCGGTACCAGCCGCAGACCATCCTCGCCTACTCTGCCGCAGAGCAGATGTCGGACGCTGACAAGGCGCTTATCCCGCAGGCGTTGCAACTCATCCGCGACAAGCCGCTGCGTAACTTCCGCATCGACATCGCCGCTGACAGCCTCGTGCAGATTGATGAGGTGCAAGAGAAGCAGGACAGGCTCCAGTTCCTGCAAGCCTTCGGCGGCTTCTTGCAGCAGGCGTTGCCGGTCGGTCAAGCCTCGCCGGAACTTGTCCCGGTGATGATGGACTTGCTCAAGTACGGCGTGCAGGCGTTCAAGGCGGCGCGTCCGCTTGAAGGTACGATTGACGCTGCAACGGAGCAGTTGAAGCAGATGGCAGCGCAGCCCCGTGAGAACCCCGCCGCGCAACAGGCGCAGATGGAGGCACAGGCTGAACAGGCCAAGTCGCAGATGCTTATGCAGATTGAGCAGGCCAAGTTGCAGCAATCGGCGCAGGTCGAGGCGCTCAAGGCGCAGAATGACCAGCAACTAGAGCAGATGAAACAGCAGTTCGAGGCGCAACTTGCACAGCAGAAAATCGCCGCAGAGCAGCAGATGGCGAAGTACAAAGCCGACTTGGACGCTGCCACAAAGGTCATGGTCGCCCGTATCTCGGCTAACCCCGGCCTCG